TCTGGGATCGAGCTACGCCCTGTTCGCTCGAGGGAGCAAACAGACTCGAGAACCTGGTTCCAACCAGAGCCGGTACCCTTTGGGGTAACGGCCTCGAGACGCAGTACTGGTGTGACAAACCATTGTATGTGTCTATGCCAATAGGCATTTTCCCACACTTTGGATTCACAGGTCGTATACTCAGCAATACCACCATGATCCTTGTTATTAGTATAACAAAGAGCATAACGGTTAACGAAACGAGAGACACCTCTGTAGGTGACCCAACGTCCGTAGATCTGATTTAGACGACGGCGCAGTACATCGCAGGTAGCGGCAGCGATTTCATATCCCGCAAGGCGTAAACGCATTGCGATGTCTGAGAGCGACTGCATTCCCTCTAGGTGTTCGGCATCTAGTGTGGCCTTCCATCGAACTGGAGTGACGTTGACGCCGTTAAAAGCATCAACGCCACACGATTCTCTGAAGGGCCCTCGCCAGAAGGATTTCTCCTTATTGACGAGCAAACCGAATGATTCGAGATCGTTAATAACGAACTCAGCACACTCGGAAGGCACTATGATGTCATCACCGAACACAAAAACAGCACCTGGTTGATGATACCCATGATGCTGCAATGACGATACACAGATTGCCCAGAAAACTAGGCTCTGTACAGGAAACGTTGTTGCGTTCCCCATAGGAGCGTAGCAATTCAAGTTACCAACGATATGGACATTAGTCCGTACCGAAGGAATCCTAAACTTCTGAGCACGACAACATCCGAACCACTTATAATTACGTCCAAATAAAATTTGGACCAGTGGTTCAGAAATCCGATCGGATGCCTCCTTCATATCGAGCGTGGCATATCGCCGCGAGCGACTGGATAAGAGAGCAATCCGACCGTTAACAGACTGGTCATCGAAGTGCACGTGGCCATGCGGCCACGGGCCCCGAGGGTCCAGACGCGTTAGCTTCTTTCGAAGCCGACGTATCTGATTCCCTTGCGACGCCAATCCTTGTATATCTTCTGACATAGGATCATGAGGCAATACGCCTCTAGAGCCTTTTCCGGAGTTATGTAAGGACACAGCTGATGGATCAGGGAAATGATCTCCTCCTTTCCGGAGGGGTTCAAAATCCCTAACGTCCGCTGCATTAGCGCTTCGATATCGTTCGAGCGTGATTGCACGCTCGAGTTCGCGTCTAAGACCTTGCTGAAGCCAGATTGCTTCAGCAGGGTGAACACAAATAAGCCTTGGCCCGCGGCTGTCTTTAGGGACAGCAATGAGTTTGGCTTCGATGTGGTCTTCGATGGGCTCTTGCGAGCCGTACTCTTCACAGTGCTCCCTATTGAAATATAGGGAATACCAATCGGAGTATGGATAGATGGTTTCAATTTGATGGAACCACTTTTCCCAACGAGCTTTGCTAGTAGTAACTGCTCCGGGTCCGTGACTCGGCTTAAGGCCGTAGGGACGGAATTTGGAGAGAACAGACTGGCAATGGGCGCGAACTCGGCGGAGGAGTAGGGGACTCGCTTTTGCAAGCGAGTTTCCAAACTCCCCAACCGATTTATTAGTATTGAGGAAGACCTCAAACGACCTGTCATTTGTTTTGTTGTCATGTGTAACGAGTGCTTTATAGCAGAACAGCAAAAGCTGCCGAAGATATCGCATTTGAATCGGGTCCTTCATGGCCCCGAGTGCGAGTCTCCTCAGCTGCGTTGGGACTAACTGGAGGTCCAGGCTCTCGCCTGTCTCCGTACATCTCAATACGTGCTTTTCTAGCTTAGGCGCATCGTAAATGCACCATTGCAGCGTCCACCAAGGTCCTCGTATTTCAGAGAACTTTGATGAATTAGCTACATCTGCTAGCAGGCTATCGTATGCGAGCTCTATAGCTTTCATATGTTTTGCGGTATCCACAATGCCCGACTGTATATTATGCCCAACTTCGACCTCATAAGAGGGCTAGGTTGGGGGTACACCGATCAACATCGAGGGATAGAGGAGCTTAAAGCTCCCCATTCTCGACATTGACGATTAGGTTAGCATCGGCAACTGCAGCCTTAAACGTGGCGATAACATTATCGACCTGCGCTTGGGAAGCAGTGCCAGGGATGGCGAGTACGAGATACATCGACGTACAAATCTTCTGAAGACTTGCGTCGATATCGTACCGGTCAACCCGGACTGTGAATCGTTTACCTGCAACTTTCGTTGCAGAATCAACGTAATCTTGTCCTTTAATGACTAACTTATCAGGGGTATTAACTCCCCTTGCAATGGATTGTCTTTCAGACTCGCCCTTCAAATCGAAGGACT